GGGTCGGCTGGAAGGTTGAGTCGTCGAAGTAGTCGATGCCGATCTTCTCGGCGATCTTGCGGGCGATGGCCTCGTACTCGTCCGGCGTGACCTCTCTGTCGAGGGGCATGATCAGACGGTAGCGAGGCTTCGCTGCTGTGTGCTTATGCGTGGAGTAGACGGCCAGGGCGCTGTTGATCTCCAGGTTGTTGATGATGCTGTCCCAGAAGTCGACCGGAGGGAAGTCCAGGTCGAGGGTGAGCAGCTGGCGGCCGGTGACGTAGCCGGTCTTGCGGCGTCCGTCCTTCAGATGGCCGCCGACGAAGCCGCCGATGTCCTTGATCCGGTCCTGCTGCTCCTTCGACATCTTCATGTATTCGGCATGGGTCTCGGCGGTCTCCTGGGAGCGGGCCAGCTTATTCAGCAGCACGGCCCAGCTCATGGTCTTGTTTTTCCAGGCGGTCTCGTAGCGACTCTTGCCCAGGGAGATCAGCAGATCCCCGTTGTGCCTTACCGTGAACAGCGGGGCGCTGATCTTTTCGGCTGTGTTGGTCATGATCTGAGCACCTCCGCGTTCTGTTTCAATCTCTTGGCCACGCCCTCAGCGGCCTCGAACAACTCTTTCTGCTTTTTCTTGAAGGCAGCCAGCGCGGTGCTCTGCTGCGTCTTCAGCTTTTTGAGGGTCTCCTGCTCCTCCTGGAGTCGGTCACGGTAGCCCAGAGCCCGGGCCTTTTTCGGCTGCTCCTGGATGCAGGCGCGGAGCGCTGTGATCCGGCGCTTCGCTGTGTCAATGGGCGGCTGAAGGTCCGCCACCTTTTGGTGATAGTTCACGGCCTCGTTGGCGAGCCGCTTGCGGTCGCTCAGGATCTCCTCGGCTCGGTCTTCGCAATACCGGGCCATCTGCATCCGGAGGTCGTCCTGATGCGGAAAATCCAGGGCGACCACCCGGAGGAGCTTCCGGATCCTGGCTGTGCTTGTCGGGAAGAAGACGTCGGGGTTGATCTCCATGTGGCCTGTCTCCCAGCGTATTTTGATAGGTTCCATCGCTGTCCTCCTTTTCTGTGGTGGAGGAGGGAGATCCCCCCCCCTTAGTCTTTCATGTAGAACGGTGTCTCGTAGCCGTCGCCGCGCAGCGGGAGGCCGGGAGCCCATGGGATCGGCTCGGCCATGCAGGCGTTGATCCTGGCCATGGCGCCGGTGTCCTCGATGGGGCAGTCCACGATGATCTCGTCGTGGACGTGCATCACGATGTCGTAGCCCAGAGCCGCGACCCTCTGCATGGAGATGGCCAGGCAGTCTCTGGCGGTGGCCTGGACGATGTTCTCGACCAGCTTGCCGCCGTAGGTTTCGGTCTCGCCCCACTGCTTCGTCTCCTGGTTCACTCCCATGTAGACGATGTGCTCGCGGCCGTCGCGGGGGTCGAGTTTCAGCTTGGCGTCCCAGTAGCAGAGCTTCCGGCCGCTGGGCAGCTTGATGAACAGGTTGCCGTTGATGTAGCCGAAGGAGATGCCCACGCCCTCCCGGACACTGTACGGCCTAACCGGGCCGCCGGCCATGGCTTCACGGGCTGCGAGCTCCTCGGGGCTGACCTGGACACGGATCCCGCGCCTCACGGTGCGGTGCTCCTCGATGGCGGTCCTCACGGCCAGCTCGACGTCCCTCCAGAGCTTCACGACTCTGGGGTTGGCCTGGCGCCACTGATCCACGACGCTCTGGAGCTCGTCCTCCGGGATGCTGCCGCTGCGGTCCATGCGCTTCATGGCGCCGACGCCGCCCTGGTAGCCGCAGGCCAGCACGGCCACCTTGCCCTTCTGGCGGAGGTGGCTGTTGGCGCCGTGCTTCTCGACCGGGACGTGGTACATCATGGAGGCGGTCTCGCAGTAGATGTCCTTGCCACTGCGGAAGGCGTCCAGGACCCACTCCTCGCCGGCGATCCACGCCAGGACACGGGCCTCGATGGCGGAGAAGTCGGAGACGACGAAGCGGCGCCCGTCGGAGGGGATGAAGGCCGTCCGGATCAGCTCGGAGAAGACGAAGGCCGTCTCGCCGAACAGAGTACCCATGGTCTCGAAGTCTCCCTCGGCCGCCAGCTCGCGGGCCAGCGCCAGATCCGGCAGCGTGTTCTTGGCCAGGTTGTGCGTCTGCACCAGGCGCCCGGCCCAGCGGCCGGAGCGGTTGGCCCCGTAGAACTGAAGGATGCCTCTCAGCCGTTGATCCTGGCAGTGTGCCACCAGCATCGTGCTGTACTTGGCCACGCTGGTCTTGCCGAGGGCGGTGCGGATCTCCAGCACTCTCCGGACGTTCTCCGGAAGGTCTGGCCGCTTTAGCGCTTCGGCGATGGTGTCCTTAGTGACGCTGGCCATCTCCACGCCCTGCTCTGCGAGCCAGCGCTTCAGCTGGGCCAGGCTGTTCGGGTTTTTCAGGCCGGTGAGCTCCTGGGCTTCTTCCTGGAGCTCCTGCCGGCGCTGGTTATCGTAGGCGACGATCTTCTCGACCATGGGGATGTCGAGCTTCACGCCGTTGTCGTTCATGTGTTGGTCCAGAGACCAGAGCGCCTGCTCGTCCTCTGGGGTTTTGTAGATAGATAGCTTCCGGAGGATCTCCTGCTCGGTCACGACGTCCTGCCTGTTGTAGTTCTTGTAGAGCTGCCACTTGGCCGGGTCATGCTCCGGGAGGTTGCGCGTCCTCTGGCCGTTTACCCGGGTAGGCTTGCACGGCTTGGAGAAGAACTGGATCAGCGCCTTGCCCTGGGGGTCCTTTAGCTTCTCAGCTGGTAGGCCCAGCGCCTCGCCGGCGCCTGCCAGGTTGCCCGGCAGGCCCAGCGTCAGCGCCTTGACCATGGTGCAGCGCCACTCCTCGGGAGGCATGGGCTTGTTCAGCCACTTGGCCAAACAGGTGCGCTCGAAGTTCGCATTGAAGGCAGTCTTGACGATCTGGGGATCGGTGAGGGCCTCGACGAACTCGGCCATCATGTCCGGATCCGCGTCGAAGCAGTCGATGGTCCGGACGTCATCCTCGCCCCAGTCGTCGAAGATGTACGAGATCAGCAGGATGTCGAAGTCGGGCGCCTCCGTGTAGGCGTAGACGCCCGCGTCGGTCAGATCCACGGAGCTATAGGTTTCTATATCTACGCCCATAACTCTGTGCATCGTCGTCCCTCCTTAGAAGTCCTCGTCGTCCTCGAAGCCGTCGCCGAAGTCAGACTCGGCAGAGGCACGAGCAGCGCCCAGGGGCTCGTCGTCCTTCAGCTTCTGGATGTTGTTCAGGCCGACGCCGACGCCCTTGTTGCCGTTGGTGTTGAAGGGGAAGAAGTTGATGGAGGCGCGGCCCCAGCAGCCGGAGTAGACCTCGTCGGGGTCCAGGATCTCGTTCAGATCCTTGTCCACGATGCCGGGCTTCTGGTTGCTGTTGCAGTTGAGGAAGTACATACCCTCGTACTCAGGAGCCTCGTCAGCGCGCTCGGCGTCGCCGTCGCGCAGGGGCAGCTTCAGGTTGCCGGGCTTCTTGCCGCCCCACTTGGAGGCGATGCCGTCCTGGACGGCCGCGTCGATGGCTGCGCGGATCTTCTTGATGGTGGCCTTGTCCTCCTTGGGGATCAGCAGGCAGATGCTGTACTTGGCGTCCTGACCGGCCTGGAAGGCGCGGCTCTTGAAGATGTTCACATAGCTGAAGCGAACTTTTCCGGTGATGATTTTGGTGTTAGACATTTTTATTTTCCTCCTTGATTTTAGAACGACGCGATCTCGTCGTCGGTGTTTGTGAAGTCGGCCTTCGCCGCTTCTGTCGTGTTGATGGCTTCGCGTTTATCAGACTCCGGCACGAGGACCGGCTTGCCTGCGGGTTTGATCAGCAGGTCGCCCAGGGTGGCGGCCAGCTTCTTCTTGCCGACGAGTTTCTCCATCTCGGTGATGCCGTTGAGCTTGCGCTGGTAGAGCATCGCCTCGTCGAAGCCGGCAGCCATCAGCGTGCTGGCCACCTTGGTCTCGTCTGCGTACTTGCGGATGCTGCGGCCCTCGACCAGCTTCCAGCCCTCGAAGTGCTTGCCGGCCAGAGCCTGCTCCAGTGCGTACTGGTTGACCTCCTCGGCCCACTTCTGAAGGTGGTCGGCCTTGGCCAGCACCTCGCCAATCTCCTCGTCAGAGAGCAGCGGAGGCTTCTGGAACTCCATGCGGGCCAGCTCCAGGTTGAACTCGGCACGCTTGCGGCAGCGGGTCTTGGCAGGGCAGAAGCGGCACCAGTCGCCGGCTGCCATGTAGTCGGTGCCCTCCATGGCCATGATGGCGCGGGGCGCGACTTCCTCCTCGCCCCAGAGCAGCAGTTCCTTCAGGATCACGACCTCGCTGTCGACGTGATCGAGGCGGGGCTGGATGACTGTGGTCTTCACGGTGTCGAAGTCGTAGACGCTGCCAAACAGGACGGCGGCGCCCAGACCGTAGAGGCGGAGCTGGGGGTTGTTCTTGGCCTCGACCTTGATGCCTTTGCCATACTTCAGGTCGATGACCTGGATCTGGGTGTTGCTGACGATGACCACGTCAGAGGTGCCGAAGCCCTCCGGGATCCACTGCTCCAGGCTGAGCTGCTGCTCGATCATCAGCTCGGCGCCTTCGTCGGCAGCGGCGAACTCCTCCAGGACAGCGTCCACATAGAAGTCGGTGGCCTCGTCCATCTCGGCGTTGTAGTAGTCACTCTGCTGGATCTTTGCCAGCTGTTTCTTGTACTGGCCCGTGGTCAGCTCCTTCAGCGCGTGCCTGAGCTTCAGCTCGGCCAGGCTGTGGGCCAGGGTGCCCTCGTCGGCGTAGCTGCTGGTGCCGGGATCCGGACACTGGTCAGACAGTGCGACGGATCCGGGGCAGTTGATCCAGCGATGCGCGGCCGATGCAGAGCAGCGGGCGTGTTTAGTCGGCATTGGTTTCCTCCTTTGCGTGGTCCATGACCTTCGGCAGATCGGCGAGGTTCACTTCGGTGAGCTTGTTCTTGCCGGTCAGCTCTTTGATCAGTTCGGCGGCGCGGTTGTAGCCGCATTTCTTATTGAGAGCGGCGAGCTGCTTGCGGACAACGATGCGGAAGTCTTCCGTCACCTTTGCGGGCTGCTCAGGCTCCGGATCGGGGTCAGGAGCGGCCTCATTTTCCGCAGGAGCGGCTTCCTGGGTCTTGGTGGTGTCATTCTTAGGCTGAGGAGCTTCGGCGTCCTCCTGGGCGTTCTGGGCCGCCTCCTGGGGGTCTCCCTGGGCGAGCTCAGGCTCTGCGGTGGTCTCAGGCTCTGCCTGAGCGGGTGCTGCGGCGAGGGAAGGGGATACGATGCCCATGTACTCCTTGAACTCGTCCAGACTTTCAAATTCGACTTTGATCTTCATGCGTTGAAATCCTCCTTAGCTGTGATATAATTGGGGTGTGTTCTTCTGGGGCTCCGGGGCTTTGTCCTCGGGGCCTCATTCTTTTTGTGCAGCCATAAGCACCACCTCCTCCACTTCATGATCTGCCAGCAGCTCGGCCATGTCCATGACACTCGCCGCGTACCAGCTCAGCTCGCCTCCGGCCAGATAGCCGTCCAGGCGTCCGTCGCCGTTGTAGTACATCAGGACCGCGCCCAGATCGTTGTCATAGATCCGGAACAGTTCGGCCAGGAAGTCAGCGGCGACCATCATGTTCGGACCGGCTTCCCACATCTCGGCCTCGGTAACGCCCAGCCGCTCCATGCGGTCGGCGTGCCAGTAGAGGGAGACCTGCATCAGACCGGTGCAGTCGCCATTCACGGCGTCAGTCTGGAAGCGGCTCTCGTGCCAGGCGATGGCCTCCAACAGCTCCGGAGATATGCCGTAGATCTCGCCGGCGGCCCTGGCGGCTTCCTCCACCTCGTCCGGGATCCCTGGGTCGTTGTAGGGCTCCGGCTCTTTGGTGAGCTCCTGGAGTTCGTAGGAGACCACGGGAGGGGGCTCCACCGGCGTCACCGTGGCCACAACGTCCAGAGGTGCGGTTACACTATGCCAGTGAGCCAGACCAGCCAGTGAGCCGATCAGGACGCCCAGCAGCAGGCTGAGCAGGTTGGCCGGCCATGTCCGGCGACGTCTGCGTCTTTTCATTCTTCTTTACCTCCATATCTCTCAGGATCGCTCGGTAGGCCGAGCGGGCCAGCATTGTCAGGTCGATGTTCTCCATGGCTGGCCCTCCTCACTGTGGTGTCCAGCGCTCGCCCTGGCAGATGAAGTAATCGTCGGCCGGGGTGTAGTCCTCCAGGATCAGAGCGCAGGGGCTGCCATCATGGCCGCAGCAGGCGTCGCAGATGTGGTCGCCCTCTCCGATGGGCTGCATATTGCCGCAGGTCTCGCAGCACTTGTAGCGCTTGTCCTGCTGGGGCTGGGGTCTCTTTTTCTTCATGGTGTTGTCCTCCTTTGTAGAAAAATTTTCTACCTTTAGATTAAAAAAATTAGACGACGCTCCTCGTCAGTCAATCGCAGCAGCTCGCAGAGCACTCGGATCTCACTGGGCAGGAACTCGGTCTCGCCCTTGATCTTGTCGCTCAGAGCCTGGCGGGACCGGCCCAGCTTTTCAGCGATGAAGCCCATCTTCAGGCCGCTGTCCTTGATCTTCTTCTGGAGCAGTTCGGTGTTTACTTTCATGTGGATCTCCTTCCTTGTGTTAATTCTCCGGGTCATGGATCTGGATGTTGAGCTTGCGGCCCAGCCAGTCCAGTCCGTCTCTGGTCGTCCAGAAATAGACGGTTTGCTTCCCGGGCCTGCCACTCTCGACGAGGCCTCTGCGCTCCAGCGCTCGCAGCGCTTCGTAGTCAGGGCCGGACAGTGCCGCGCAGAAGTAGCTGCGGTAGGGCTTGTAGTAGCGGCGGCCGTGCCGGACATAGGGGCGCTTATTGTTCAGGCCGATCATGTGGGCCATGATCTGCACCTCTCTGGAGTAGTTCTGCAGCGGGACGATCTTCTTCATGGCTGCCTCCTTAGTGTTGGGCCTTCTGGGCCTTGATCCTCAGCTTCACCCAGAGCTTCATGGTGTCCCTGGCCAGATACCAGGAGCCGCACACGGCGATGAAGTGGTCGAGGTAGGTGTGGATCACTTCGCCCTCGATGACGTACTTGGCGCCGATCCAGCAGAGCTCGAAGGCGATCAGCGTGCAGATCAGGCAGACGAGGTAGTTGAGGTAGAACGTGAAACGGGTCATTGTGGTGTGTCCTCCTTGTTTTCTAAAATCCGTTCCAGATCTGCCGGCCGCAGTATTCAAAACACTCGGCGTCGTTGCAGTCTTCCGGGGTCAGTTCTTCGATGCGCTTCCGGCTCCGGGATATGAACAGATCGGAGTCCATCGGCGGCTTCGGGTTTTTGTCTCGCAGCAGGTGATCGACTTCCACCAGTCGGGCGTACTCTGCCGGCTCGTTCTCTTTCAGATGCTGGAAAAAGTAGTTTTTGTGGTAGGGGCAGAAGGTGCAGGCTGACGCCTTTGTCTCCAGCCCCCAGACGTCCTTGATGTAGGCGAAGGACTCGGCGCGGGTCCAGCCCAGATCCACCAGCGGGAAGCGGTTGATGAACATCGGGTTGGGACTTTCCTTGCACCGGCGCCGCTCCTCGAAGGAGAAGCCCATGTGCATCTCGTGGGCCTTCTGATCAGCCGGCCGAAGCCGCTGGCCCTTCCGGTAGCCCAGGAGCTCCCAGCGGACATACTTGGAGATGACCTCGACCTTGTAGTCGATGGTGCAGTTCCTGGGCATTTTGCTCTTGTGGCCGTCGTCCTTGATGGTCCACCAGGGGATGCTGATCGTCCGGCGCTCCCCGAAGTTCTTCATAAAATCAGCATAGAGGGGCGACTCCAGGATCTTGAAGTGGATCCCGGCGCTCTCGCAGGCTCGTCGGATGAAGTGCACCTGAGACATCACCCAGGGCGGCTCCATACCGAGGTCGCAGAAGATCACGGCGTCGTAGATGGGGACGCGCGGGTGGACTGTGCCGTGGCCGTGGGCGAGGGCGAGCGCGTTCTCGCAGCTCATTAGGGCGAGAGCTGTGGATTGCATCCCGGCTCCGCAGGACAGGATCTTCATGGTCTCAGCCCTCCCTGGATGCTGCCAGATAGTCGCACCACTCTCGGAACGCCCGCAGGATGGGGTTGGTGTTTCCCTGGTCAGCCCAGCCGGCGAAGCCGATCCAGCCGTCAGCATTGAAGCTGATACACTCCCGGCGCTCGAAGTAGTGGCTGTTGACGTAGAGGAAGCAGCTGATCAGAGTGCCGTTGGTCTTCCGCTTGAGGTCGATCCGGCGGCTCAGGTACATGGAGCCCATCGAGGTCTCGCAGTCTGCGTTGGCCTTCTTGATGTGCTTGTTCAGCAGCATGACCAGGGTGAGGATGTCGCCCTCGGTCACGTTGTCATAGGTGAGGCCCTTGCCGGCGAAGTAGTCCCGGGCCTCGTTATTGGTGCAGACGGGGAGGATCCCCGTCTTTCTCATATAGGCGCCCATCTTTAGCCCTCCCTGGTCATATAGTCGTAGAGTTTAGCCTTCAGACGGATGACCTCAGCCTCGGCAGCCTCAGCTCTACGCTGGGCCTCTCCGGCACGGCTGGCCATCTCGCCGATGGACTCGTAGCCGCGCTTGCTGTCTTCCAGCAGTTCCTGGATGCGGGCCTTCAGCTTGGCGATCTCGGCGTCCTTTTCCTCGGCGACCGCATGAGCAGCGGCATGGGCGGCCTCGTAGTCCTTCTCGGCCTCGGCCAGCTTGTCTACCAGTCGGTTATAGCCCAGCTCGGCCTCGATGCGCTTCTCCTCAGCTTCCTCGGCACGCTTCTCAGCACGGCGGGCGCGGTCGGCCATGGAGCAGGCCCAGTCGTTGTTGATGTTCTCGGCGGCCAGATCGAAGCAGCCCTCGAAGGTGGTGGCCAGGTAGGAGTCCGGGCCCAGCTGCTCGACTATCTTGCGGATCTTGTCGAGAGCCTCGCGTTCCTGCTGCTTGGTGGCGGGTGCATCAGTGCGGATCAGCTCGACGCTGATGATGGTGCCGGTGCCGTGGCGGTAGCAGTCGTTGAAGTCCTTGCGGGCTCGCTGTTCGGTAGGAGCGGTGAAGTGGTCGGCGCCCTGGGTGCCGTTCTCTCTGGTAAAGGTGATTTTATAGGTGTTCATTGTGTGCCCTCCTGTCGGTGGTGTGTTCTTCTGGAAAAGTAGAAAATTATTCTACCATCAACAAGATAGCATGGGCGTAGAATAATGTCAAGATATTTTTACAAAAATAGTAGAAAAATTTTACACCGTATGATAGAATGACCTCGGAGGAGGTGCTTCATTATGTACGAACTCGGTGATTTAATTAAACGGAAGCGCGAAGAACTCGGACTGAGCCAGGAGGAGCTGGCCCGGATCCTTGGATATAAACATAAAAGCAGCATTAACAAGATTGAGCTGGGCCTTGCCGACGTCCCCAGGACGAAGGTGCCGGCCTTTGCGAAGGCGCTGGGCATGACTCCGGTGGAGTTCTCCGGCTGGACAGAGAAGCGCGTCGAGAGCAGCTTCAGCTATTGCCTGG